TGTATAAAGGCAAAAAGCGCGTGGCAAGCATAGGGAACGATGCACCCGGTTTCCAACCGGGGGAGGGCGGTGCAACTCCGACCGCTACGCTCCATGCCGAGGGGGCCGACGATGGCCCGCACTAGCAAGGCAAAGCCTGCCCCGGTCAAGCCACCCGATCCCGTCCCGTCAAGCGGGGGGCGCCCCACGAAATATCGCCCGGAATATTGCGACGAAATCATCGAATTTATGGGCCGAGGCTTTAGCATGCGCGCCTTTGCCGGGAAGATTCGCGTCCACGAGGACACGCTCCAGCAATGGCAAAAGGATCACAAAGAGTTTTCCGTAGCCGTAAAAATAGCAAAATGCGCCGCCGAGCATGGCCTATTGATAAAATTCCATGGCCTCGCAACGGGAAAACTCAAAGGGCAAGCAGCTCCTATCATCTTTATGCTCAAGAATATCTGCGGCTGGCGTGAGAAAATAGACACGAACCAGCAAATTAGCGTCACCCCGCACGAATATCTGACGCAGCTCATTGAGCAAAAAAAGCTTGAGGACCCTGATGACGAATTTTCTTGAATTCCTCGAAGCTCATAAGGATTTCCCCCGCGCGGGCGTGCGCTTCTACTGCATCGCTCGCTTGCTGCGGGAGCAATTTCCTGCGGTAATGCGTGAGCTTGCCCTGCAATTGCGCCCGCATATTGGGTATCATCGAGAAAAAATCTGCTTTGCCGGTATTGAATCCAGGGGGTTTCTCCTTGCTGCCGGGCTCGCTGCGGCGATGAGCCGGGGCGTCGTGCTCATTCGCAAAAAGGGCAAATTGCCGGGGATTGCCATAGCCTCGCAGGAGATTACCCTCGAATACGGGCAAGAAACCCTCGAGGTGCAGTATGGCAATTGCAAGGTCATCCTCTGTGATGACGTGCTCGCTACGGGCGGCACGCTGCTCGGTGCCGAGAAGCTGCTCACGCGCGCAGGCTATGACGTCGTGCATAAAGTCTGCTTGCTCAATCTCAAGCACCTCAACACCGTGCCAGCCGACGACCTGACCTCGCTCATTGACGTGTGGAATTGAACCACTCCACCAGCGACGCTATCCCGTCTTGTAATTCCACTTTTGGAGCATAGCCGAACGACAATCTGGCTTTTGCATTGTCTGAATAGCAGCGCATAATCTCGTCGCCGGAGACGTCCCCTACCCGGTGATAGGAGATGCTCGCTTTCGCGTCCTCAAAGAAGCGCAGCGCCTCGTTAATGGTGTGGGGGTTACCAGCCCCTAGGTTGAATACGAAAGCGCCTCTGCGTCGATGCTCAGCGGCTTGCATAATGCCTGCGACTATATCTGAGACATGGGTCCAGTCGCGCTGCATTTCCCCGTTGCCATAAATCATCACGGGGTTATCTGGTCTCGAATTAAGCAGTTTCATAAAGAGCGAATCAGGCCGCCCCAGAGGCCCGTAGACATTAAAGAACCGCAAGCCCACGGAGTCTAGCTCGTCCCTATCCGCAAATTTCGCAGCAGAAAGCTCGTTATAGTACTTGGACATACCATACAAATTAAGCGGCAAAGGCCGCATATTCTCGTGCATTATGCTATCGCCGACGTTGCCATAGACTGACGCCGAGGAAGCATAAATCAAGGGGATTTTTCGCTCAGAGCACCAGGCAGCTACGGCATCAAAGCCCCGCATGTTGGTATCGACGTACTGCTTGGGGCGCGTATTGCAGCCCTGCACGCCCGCCTTGGCTGCAAGGTGAATACAGCGATCAGGGGTCTTGCCCTCGAGGAAATAATCAAAGCGCTGCGTCTCGGATATATCGCTTAAGTTAAACTCAAACCCCCGCACCTTCAGCAGTAATTCAAGGCGTTGACCGCATGCGATTGAGCCGTCGCTATCCGCGCTTAAATCATCAATTCCAATGACCCGATACCCGCGGGAAAGGTAGGCTCGTGCGGTATGATAGCCAATAAAACCACATACTCCGGTAATCAAAATGTCCATACAAACCTTCGATCAAAATTTTCTCAGCCGAAAATGGCGTTTATCTAATTTGTACCAGATTGTCGATAAACACTCGCGCTTTGTCACCTTCAAACCAAACCGCATTCAACAGCTCGTCACCGCAGAGCGCAACCCCAAAGTGATGATCCTCAAAGCTCGACAATTAGGCATCACCACCCATGCAATGATCCAGCTCCTCGACCAGACCATCTATACCAAGAACTTCACCGGCTGCGTGCTCGCCCACGAAAGCGACGCGATCAAAAAGATTTTCCGCATTCCGCGCCGCGCCTATAACGCTATGGAGCATAACCTCAAACCCGCGCTCGACAAGGGCGGGGGCAGCATGTACGAAATGAATTTCCCCAGCCTCAACTCCCGCATGTACTGCGACCTCGAAAGCCGGGGGGATACGATCTCAAAGCTGCATATCTCCGAGGCAGCGTTTATCCCCTATGAGCGCTTTGTCTCGACGATGCAAGCCGTACCTATTGGGGGAAGCGTAGCGATTGAATCTACGCCCAACGGCATAGGGAATTGGTTTTATGAGATGTGGAATGACCCCTCAAATGGTTACGCCAAGCTCTTTTTCCCCTGGTTCTTTGACCCCGCCTATGCCATTGCCGGGCCTCGGATCAGATACGAAAAAGAGGAGCGAGATTTTGCAAAATTCGTATTGAAAAAATATGGGATCACCATCACCGACGACCAGATCCGCTTTCGCCGCGCTAAGCAAGCCGAGATCAAGGACGCCTTCCTACAGGAATACCCCGAGGATGACCAGACTTGCTTTCTCCTCTCCGGGGGCTTGGTCTGTGACCGCCGCTTTATAGGCGACCTGCTTAAGCGGGTAGCCGAGCCGATTGAAAAATTAGAGCATATCGAAATTTTCAAGCGCCGCAGCAACCATGGCACCTATGTGATCGGGGCAGACTGTGCCCAGGGCGTGGGAAACGATTGGAGCGTCGCCGTTTGCTTGGATGCGGCTACGCGCGAGGAAGTGGCTATATTTCGAGCACAGATGTCGCCGTTTCAATTTGCACGGGCGCTCAAGTCCTTTGCCGATTTATTTTCAGCACAAAACCGCATACCATTGATAGCAGTAGAATCCAACAACCATGGGCACGCGGTGCTGCAAGAGCTGCATGAGCATATCGGCTACCCGCGGCTTTACTGTAGCAAAAAAGACACACTTGGATGGGCTACCAACTCGGTGACGCGCCCGATCATGATGAACCAGTTTATCGATGCGGTGACGTCCGAGACGATCACGCTGCACAGCAAGGAAACCCTGAGGGAAATGCTTACGCTCGTCAACAATAACGGAAAGATCGAAGCAGCAACGGGCCGCCACGATGACTGCGTGATCGCCACGGCTATTGCGGTGCAGATGCTCGTGCAAGCTTCGGCGAAAGCGGATCTCTATAAAAACTCAGCAAAGGCGATCCTCGTATGAACTCGTGCACACCCTGGGACCTTGCGGGCGCTGGCATTCTCATGGCCTGCCTGCTCTTTTTCTTTTTCAGCGGCATGTGGGCGCCTCGCCCCCGCAAGGAGGATGACGAATGAAACAGGTCTATAGCGCTCCGTCTGACGCGGCAGCAGCCCCGCAATTCCAGGAAGTCACGATCAAGAAAAGCTACCTTGATCCTGATTCGATGCTGCTTCCCTGGAACCCCGATGACCTTGTGCAAAAGCACCAGGACTATAGCCTCTACGAGGAGATGGTCAAAGACGACCAGGTAAGCGTCTGCTTGCAGCTTAAAAAAGATATGATCCTCTGCTCGGGCTACGACTTCATTCCCCAGGAAGAGGGGCAAGAGGAGATGGTCGCGGATTTAAAAACCGCCCTGACCGACGATCCTGACTGGCCCTTTCACGAGATGCTCGAGGGTATTTTATCGTCCTGCGAGCATGGGCATTCCGTAAGCGAGAAGCTCTTTAAGCTCCGCCCCGATGGCAAGCTATCCCTGCGCTGGATCAAGACGCGCCACCCCGGCCCGTGGGTATTGCATACCGACGACGCGGGCAATATCACCCGCTACGAGCAGCAGGGCAATACCGCCTATAAGGATGTTCCCAAGGAAGCGCTCATCCACTTTATAAACAAGCGCCGCTTTCAGAACCCCTACGGCGTGAGTGATCTGCGCCCCGCCTATCAGGCATGGTTCACGAAAAAGCATATAACCCGCTGGTATGCCATCTTCATTGAAAAAGCTGGCGGCCCTATGCCTATAGCAAAATACGATGCTGGCAGCGCTACCGAGCAAGCCAAGACGGATATTTATAACGCGATCAAGAAATTCCAGACGAAAACCGCAATGCTCATTCCCAAAGAATTTGAGGTCGAATTTCTCGACGCCAAAAACGACGGGGAAGCATTTATCCGGGGCATTAACCTATTCAATATGTTCATAGGTCGCTCGCTCTTAATCCCCGACCTTATGGGCTTTCAAGGCTCGGAAACCTCCGGGGGCTCGTACTCCCTCGGCGAAAATCAAATGGAAATCTTCTTTAAGCACATTCAGCGGCGCCGAGAAATCCTCGAGAGGACCATCAACAATGAAATTGTGTGGCCTATCATCCTGCACAACTTTGGTGATATTCCTAATTACCCCCGCTTCAAATTGCGACCCATCACCGAGAAGCAAGTCATTGAATCCACCAAGCTGTGGCTCGACGCGGTCAAAGGCGGGGTCTACCAGCCAACCCCTGCCGAAGTCAACCACTTCCGCGAGATCATCAACTACCCCCTCGGTAAACTTCGTGCGCGCCCAACGCTCAAGCTCTACGGCAGACTTGGTTTTAAGCTCTCCCTGGAGCAGCGGGGTAATCGCAGAAATAGGCTTTCCGTCTTTCACCGCAGCGAGCAGGATTGCTTTTGCCCGCTTCGTCAGATTAGTTTTCCAGTCGCCGATAAATTCAAAGGTTTCAGCGTCGAGAATCTCAAGGAATTTCTCGTCCACGATAGGCTTAGCAAAATTGCCCTTGAATACCTCAGCGCTGGCAAGCTCGCCGCCCTTGCGGTAGAGGTCCTTTAATTCCTTGAATAGCTTAGCGCGCAATGAGTTGGTGCCCTTAGGGTCGAGCGCCTCAAGCTTCTCTACCGCACCGCGTTGCACAATCTTTTTGCGGTCTATCTGCTCCTCA